GAAACGCTCTAGTGGTAAGAACAATGCTGTATCCCAGTCTGTAGAACTAATCTCTAAAAAACGACCACGCACATGTTGATTTAAATACATTTTAAATGTCGGCTTGTAATACTTGCTGATGCCTTTCAATATATTATAGCTGAGTTTCAATTTAGTTGAATCATCATATTTGCTATTTGTCGTTAAATCATATAAAGCATCCATCAGTTTCGCACGAAGTGGTAGTGGTAAATAATGCAAATTGATGCCATGAAACCCACCAGGAACATTCTGCACCTTAAAGATTAACGGAAACGTATCGTAATATGGTAGCGTCTTCTTATGTTTTGGATCATAACCAAACAAATACATCTTTCCAATAGCGGCTCGATTCTTCAGTTGTGTACGATCCTCTTTCATTAATGACTCAGGTGTTACTGATGTTTTCTTTGCTTCTTTTCGAAACCATTCACGAGCAGCATTAGTTCGAGCAGGAATCTGACCAGCACGAACACCTTTTGCTAAAATAGAATCAAATGTATATGCAACCAAAGTAAATCTCCTTTTACTTATTTATAATCAAAAAAAGAGTTGACATGATTGTAGAATAGAGTTATAATAGGATTGTATCCTTTTGATACTATTAGTTACTTGATTCCAAGTTCACTCTCGGTAAGTATTATAAACTTGTATTTACGGTCTTTACACCACTCTAATGCTGCATCCCATTTATATCGATTGACCGCATATGTCTTGACTTCGTTGATATACTTACGAGTCATTTTCTTTTGAATACGTGGTTCTTTTGTTTGTGCTGATGGTTTAATCTCAACAATCCACTCTTCAATACCTTTGTTTGTTTTTATTTTAAGATATACATCAGGAAAGTAACGATGCATCTTACCATCGATTGGGCTTCGATATGGTATAACATGCTCTTCGCTTGACCATTGAAGAACGATATCCGTATAGTCACACCACTTGAAATACTTTAATTCCCATGATGATCTATATTGAATATTCGTTGGGTCTCCTCTATACTTATGAGGATTATGTGGTATATATTTGCCTTTAAGCGTTTTCATTATAAATATACAAAACAGTTTCTAGTTAAGGATATTTATAGATGGCAGATACATTCCCAGTCTCTTCGCCTCCAGGAAAATTTTCACCAAAAGATGAGCTTGCAGCAGCATTGGATACGGGAGGAGAGAAGAATCTTTCTTTTCCTAAAAATTTAGTTGAAATTGATCATTGGATGGCGTTTAGAATCCAAAGACCAGAACTGTTACGAAAAGACGATTTCCCAATCAATGAAGATATGAAAAGAATCTTCCTTCCTCTTCCTGCTTCTATTGGAACAAACTATTCTCATAATTATAACACAGAAGGAATTGGAGTTGCAGGCGCAGCAGGTGCAAAACTAGGCAGTGCTATGGTTTCTGGTGGTATTACTGGCGTAGTGGATAGTTTAGCAAATGTGACAAAAAGTTCAATTGTAGATGCAGGTATGTACTATGGATTGCAAGCAGCAGAAGAAAATGTAGGATCTTTTGTTGGTGGTGCAGTGGGAAGTATAGGTGGCGGTGTTGGAGCTGCGGCTGGAGCTTTGGCTGGTGCAGCGGCTGGTCAAGCACTGAAAGGTGGAATTGCTGGTGCGGGTCTTGCTCGAAACCCATATATGGCAACGATGTATAGTAATCCTAACATTCGCTCACATAGTTTTAACTGGAAACTTATAGCGAAATCAAGGGAAGAAACAGATATTATTCGATCAATTATCTATGCATTCAAATATCATTCTGCACCTGGAATGAAATCTGGTAAAGAACATTTTTTTGACTACCCAGAACAATTCGATATTGATTTTCATTATGATAAGTTTCTATACAATATTGGACCATCAGTTCTTAATTCAGTTGCAGTTGAGTATCATGCCGAAGGACAACCGTTGTATCATGATGTTGAAATAGAAGGTGTGAGTGAAAAAGCGCCACTATCAATTACTTTAGGATTGCAATTTTCTGAAGTTTCTATTATTTCCAAAGAACAAATTAAAAAACAAAATAGGTAAGATAAAATGCCATTCTTTTTTGCAAATCATCCTTCGGTATCTTATGACGTTCAAAAGAACGGTGTGCCTAATATTGTTCAAAATCCTCTTGTTCGATTCAAGTTACAACAAGTTCTTGAAAATAGATCGGCGTTATACTACACTCATAATTTACAAGAAGGTCAGTCGCTTCAGTTTATAGCAAAAAGATATTATAACGATGTTACACTTGATTGGATCATTTATATTATTAATGATATTATTGACCCATACTACGACCTTCCTTTGGACTATCAACAATTCACTGCGTTTGTGAAATCTAAATATAACTCAGTTGAATCTGCATTAAATACAGTGCACCATTATGAACAAATCATTCAAACACAGTCTGTTCTTTTTGATGGTACTATCGTTCCAGAAAAATCAATTATAGTTGATGAAACAACATATAATGGTCTAGCAACAACAGAGAGACGTGAAGTATCAAACTATACATATGAAGAACGTCAAAATGAAAAGAAAAGAGTTATAAAAATTTTACATAACGATTTTATACCAAATTTCTTAAATGAAGCTGAAAGTATTTTTGAATAATGACAATACCATATAAACCTGGTGATGTTGAACTCAAGTCTTGTCTTCTTTATAATTATAATAAAAAAGTTATTGATATTAGACATTTGACTGTTGAGTTCAATATATACCACGATATATTTGATCACGGGATAACGTGTGAATTAGTTCTTGCTGATTCAAATGGTATCGTTGAATTCATGCCTATAGTTGGTGAAGAAACGCTTGTTATTTCATTTAAAACTCCAACGTTTGATAATTTACTTACATATGTTTTTCGAGTATATAGCATAACAGATAAAAACAAATCAGAACAAAGATCCGATGTGTTTGTAATTCATGGGGTGAGTCAAGAAGGTTTAAGCAATCAACGAAAAGGTGTAAAAAAGTCTTATGTTGATTTACCAGCATCTACGATTGTCAAGTCGATTTACAATGAGTTTTTAAAACCAACAGAAGAAGAATACGGAATCATTAAAAAGAACAAAGTTCTTGAAATTGAAGAGACAAAGGATAATGTTTCACTCGTTGTTCCCGACAAGAAACCGTTTGACGTCATTAACTATCTTGCTGGAGAAGCAGAAAGTAAAAATAATCAAGAAAGTTTAGCATCAAATTTTATTTTCTTTGAAGATGCTGATGGTTGGCATTTCAAAACGATTGATAGTATGTTGACACAAGATGCCGTAGAAAACTTCTTTCTTGTTGATGCTCAGGTTGAACAAGAGAAAGATATGGGAGACAAGATTAACCCTCATCAAAAAATTAGTAATTTAGATTTCGAAAGTCAACTTGACACGCTTGAAAATCTTGAAATGGGTCTTTATTTCAATACGATTGAAACGATTGATCCAATTACAAAAAGGTTTACTACAGATAGTTATCTTTATGAAAGAGATTCATCAAAGATAGGACATGTAGAAAAATCATTTAATAATAGAAAATATCTAACAGAGAACTCAATTTTTAAAAATGATGCAGGCTCGTCGAAGAGTATAATGATTATATCTAATATTGGGGAAAACTATTCAAAACAAAATTTTTTAAATGCAGCAGTCACAAATGATCCCCAAATTCGTAATCCAAGAAAAATTCATAAATTTTTGAAATATGATATTGCTTCTCGATTACAACTTGAAAATATTTCTTTTAGTGTGACGGTGCCTGGCAATTCAGATATTCGTATTGGAGATATTGTAAATCTACATATCCCACAATCAACGAGTAAGAAAGACTTTGAGAAAAAAGTTAATATTTTGTACGATAAAAGATTTTTTATTATTGCTTTGAGGCATACTTATAATAAAAAAGATAACAGTTTTTTTACTGTATTTGAATGTGTTAAAGATTCTTTTGCAAAAGAGTTAGTTGAGGTAGAATAATGAAGAGTTTGGGTGAACAGTTTATCTGGTGGTATGGAGTTGTAGAGGATCGTGCTGATCCTCTTGAACTTGGTCGTGTGCGTGTCCGCTGTTATGGTTGGCACACAGACAATCTTGATGACCTTCCAACAAAAGATTTGCCATGGGCGCAACCAGTTCAAGATATCACATCTGCTGCAATTAGCGGTATTGGTAAGAGTGCGACTGGTATTGTAGAAGGTACATGGGTTGTTGGTTTCTTTGCTGATGGTGAAGAAGCACAAAGACCGATTGTTATGGGAACACTTGCTGGTATTCCAACTGAAAAACCAGATTCACCAAAAGGTTTTACTGATCCAACTGCAACATACCCAACTAAAGATTCATTTCTACAAGCCGATACTCCAACATTAGTAAAAGCAAACGCTGAAGAAGATGATACACTAATTGCAAAAAGAAATGCTAAAAATGCATTAGGCTCAATTCCTACCGCTTCTGCTCCTGATCTTACTGTTCTTTTTCCAGACAAGTATTCTTCAGCCAACTATGCTACTGATGAAGATGGTAAAGATAGTGTAATTTATTGGAGAGAACCGAATCCAAGATATGGTGGAGAAACAAAAGATGTTTTTCCTGTTGGAGTTGGTGCTTCTGGTTATCCATACAATCACGTTTATCGTTCCGAATCTGGTCATGTATTTGAAGTTGATGATTCTCCAACTGCTGAAAGATTGCACAGATATCACAAAGCTGGTACGTTTGAGGAAATTCAACCAGATGGCACTCGTGTAACAAAAGTAGTTGGTAAAAATTACGAAGTTGTTGTTGGTGATGAAAACATTTATATTAGAGGCACACAAAGTATCACTGTTGTTGGTAATGCTAAGTTATACGTTCAAGGCGATCACTACACAGAAGTTGATGGTAATCAATATGTGACAGTTCGTGGTGACCGTGTTACAAAGATTCAAGGTAATGATTTAAAAGAAATTCTTACAAATGAATCAACTCAAATTAATGGAAACAAAACAGAACGAGTGTCTGGTGATCGTCGTTCCACTGTTGATGGAAATTACACTGAAATAGTAGGTAAAGAAAAGAAAACAACGATTAAATACAGTGAAGCAAAAACAGTTCAAGTCAATAGTAAACTTACAGTCTCTGGCAATACACAAATTATTTCAATTAAAAACATTAACTTTGCTGCGGCTGGTAATATGAGTATTGCAAATGGTGGTACATTCAAACATACATCAACTGGTGCTGCTAACGAAGAGTTTCAGTCAACATCTTCAATGACATTTACTGGTGCTGCTACAAGAAAATACAATGCGAAGTCTTCTATTGATTATAATGGTGACGCTCACATTCGATTTGATGGTGACAAGTACGAACACATCGGCGCTGACACATACAACTTTACTGTTGGTGGTAAGGTCGATCACACAAATACAGTTGCTCCAGCAAGAACTGGTGTAGTTGATACAGATGCTAATACAGTGGATGATCTATAATGGCTAAATTAGAACTTTGTGGTATAAGTTTAAAACTACAAGCATTAGATGATGCACAAAAAGCAATTGAAGATGCTCTTGCAGAACTCACATCAGGAGCAGGTGGTATTGCTGATGCAATTGGCGACCTCCAAAATCAACTTGGAAGTGCTCTTGATGATGCTCTTGCTGACTTAGAAAATTTAATCCCAGAAATTAAAGCAGAGTTTCCTAATCTTCAGAAAGAGATTAATGAGTTACTCAATTTAATGGCTGATCCATTTAAAGCATTGGAAATACAAACTCAGATTGATAAGATTCGAGAATTGTTTGGTGATATACCAACATTTGATGTAGATGAAATTCTCAGAGAAATAACAGGAGGATTGAGTGACATTGAAGGTGGGTTAACAAACTTTGTTGGCGACATCACAAAAACATTGGGCGATCTTGCTGGCACATTATCAAGTTTCGATCCGTGTAAGTTAGTTCCAAATATTGATGGCGAACCACAATATGACGAGTTTGGTGATATTATTGGTTATGAATATGTAACAAAAGGAACTGCGCCTGAAGCACCAGTGATAGATGCTGTTAAACTACCAGCACCACCAGCACCAAAACCTGTTGAAGAAGTAACTCCAGCGGTTGAAAAAAACGAAGCAAAAGAACCTATTACTCCTGAATTAAAACAAGCAACTGAAACAAATACACCACCAGCAACTGCTGTTCAACCACCTACTCCACCAGAAACCATCAAAGTTAGAATGCGTTCTGAATTTGGTTTATGTTTGCTTCCTAAATCAAGCAAACCAATTGATAAAATCTTTATTAAAACAGAAGCGCCAGATGGTAGTGGTTTT